TAATCCTTTTTCTCCTAAACCTTTAACCCCTTTAATCTTATCAGAATTATCACCTAATAGGGTTTTATGTAGTATAAAATTATGTGGGGATATTTTATATTTATCTATTACTGTTTGAGGAGTATAGTATTCTTTTTCCATGGGACGATATACAACAACATTATCATCAACTAATTGTAAAAAATCTTTATCTGAAGATACTATAAATGATTTATCTTTTGGGTGATTTATAACGGATTTACTTAAATATGCTATAATATCATCTGCTTCTACCTTATCAATACTTATAGTTTTAACAGGTAATGTTTTTAAATATTGAATAATTCTAACCATTTGGTCTACCTTAGCATCATCCTCATCATCTTTATCATCAAAAGCATCCCAATTAGTAATACGTTGTAAATCTCTACCGGATTTATATTCAGGCATTATATTTTTACGATTATTAGCTGATCCCGCACCATCAAATATAATATATACTTGTGTAGGATTCATTTGGCGAATCATAGCACCTAGGGAACGAAAAAATCCTCCTAAACCTCCAACATGAACTCCTTGAGGATTTACCATATTTAGTACTGCAAAATTCCTAAAAAATAAATTTAAACCATCTATAAATAATATTCTTTCATGAACTTCAGTCTCTGGGCCTTGCTCTTGGATGTTATCCAAAAGTCTAAATAATTCTTTCTGTTTCATATATTATGTTTATGCCCGAAATATACGAAAGATATTCCGGGTATCAAAGTTTATTGTGGCTCGTCTACAAAAGATGTTATATCAGTATATGCTTGATCTTCTTCAACTACCCTAAAATCACCACCACCTAATATAGCAGCCCAATCATCTTTTCTTTCATCTTTATAATCTTTTAATTCTCGATCATTATCATTAATAAATCCATGGGGAGTCATAACAATTTTACCTCTTGTAGTAACACCATTAATATGATTTTTATCAATTTGAATATTTACTCTTTTAGCAAATTCAACTTGTTTACCATCCTTAATAGCTTTAATTTTTGAGGTACCAGCAGACATAACATTACCAAATGTAACTACAAATGTTGAATCAAACCACATTGCATAACCACCTTTATTCATTAATTTGGGTTGGCCCATTGGGGATTCCGCTTTTAACGTCCAAACTTTATTAATACATACAAGTGTATTGGTATATGGAGATGATTCCTTACGTGACAATGTAATACGTTGATTTACGCTATTACCAAATTGAGTAGACATAGCACCTGCATTCCATTCATTATTATTTTTATTCGACTTAATGGACATTTCACAAGGTACTGATCCAATTGAATCCCATAGAAATAATAAATCATAAGGTAAATTACCTTTCTTTTGTTCATCCATTAAATCCAAAATAAATCCAGCTACATCTTCAATAGAATTAATAGTTTCTCTATCAACATAAATAAAATTACCCTCGTAATTAGTAATTTCTCCTGTTTTTTTATCTACAATCTCATTAACTTCTAATCCCATCATTCGGGCATGATCCCATGACCATTTCATCTCTGTAATTATAAATACGGGGAGTATTTGACGTTTTTGGGCTGAAACTGCCGCTTCTAAAAGACCTGTTGTTTTTCCTGTATCTGAATGACCTCTAAGAAGAACAATATGACCCATTGGAATACCTGGAATTGACGTTACATCTTGAAACGCCGGAGATAAAGGAATCCACTCTTGATCCTTAAATTTAATATTTTGTTTTAAGCCTTTTTTTTCTTTAAAGGCACTTAAATCAAATTTAGACTTAAGTTCTTGGGAGGCAGCCTCCGTAAGTGATTTTTTTTTCGCCATTTATATAATTATTAAAATGGTAAATCATCTGATTCATTTGATTTTTTATCTTCAAATAATGAATCAAATTTATCTTCTTTAGTAGTTGAATCTTTTCCTTTAAGTGAATAATTACTACTAGTTCCACTATCAAATGCTACTGCGGGTTCGGAGGAAATTGAACCTTCTTTTTCACTTTCACCTTCAGGTGTTAAAAATGATTCCAAATTAGCTTTTACTTCATCAAAAGTAAGTCTTTTGAAGATAGTTTTTGGATCTGGTTGGTCTTCTAATATCTTAGAAACCAAAACCGGATCTGTACTAATTGGAGAAATTTTCATTGATGGCGTAAGGGTTGTTTTATTATAAGGAGTTCCTGTTACTTCAGGTCCTACTGTAGTTAATTTAATATCTCTACCTCCAGATGGTTCGGTATAATCACCTATTTCATCATCAGATGCTAGATTTAAAAATGCTTGATAAACTTCCTTACCAAATTGCCATAATTTAACACCTTCAGCTTCCTCTCCTCTTACAACTACAGGTGCAAAAATACGGGTTTTTGCATCTAATTTTTTAGCTAAATACCAATTTTCTTTATCCCCACTATCACGTAATTGTTTTGTAAATTCTTGAATTGGATCTTTTTCCCCCCAATTCATTGGAGAAGCCATTACTCTTTGACCTATACCGTAATAAAACATCATTTCAGTAAATGGAAATGATTTATTATATTTGTTAGGCACAATTCTTACTTGTTGTTTACCTATAGATGGTTTCCAAAATAATGATTTTCCACCTCCTTTATTTGAGTTTGTTTGTGTTTGAAGTGACTCTAACTTCTGTTTGATTTGATTTAAATCCATAATAACTTTTTATTTTTATTTATAACTGTGATTAATATACGACTGATCCTTTAAACAACCAAACTATAGTTCAATTATTTTATGGATTTTAGTTTTTAGTTGTTTTAACTCATCATGTTGGGTTAATAATACTGAATTTTTGTAATGCTCCCAAGTTATAGGAAACTTAGTATCAACTACACCTCCATTTAATTTTTTAATTAATTCATTTAAAGCATTAATTGTATAGAGAGTATTAGTTTCTTTTTTTCTATGTACTAAAATTGTATTTTCAGGTAAATCAGATACATTACCTTGATCAATATTATATGTACACACATACTCATCATTTGACTTAATATACAAAACAAATATCTTATTATACATAATATTATATTTATCTGTAATGGAACTTAAAAGTGTTTCTAAATTCTCTAAAGTAGTAAAAGTACAAAATAACTTATTGTTCAAATCTCCTAAGTTTTGATTAGTAATGTCCGAAAAATCGTCCATTACATACATATTAGGGATTTTATTTAAAATCGTAGTTACTTCCATGGCATGTTTTTATTTGTAATTTATTTTTATTAAATAGCTCTTTTATCTCTTGTAAAATTCCCTCCTCTTCTTTACTTACATCAAATAAAAACGAATCATATGTGTATAAAACTATCTTAGTTTTTTTATTTCTTAATAACTTAATTATTTCCCATAATATATGAACATTCATTGAGGTCTCCAAGTTTTGAAGCACATAATTTAATAGTTTTTGAGGTTTCATTTCATCTAATTTTTCTTTAACAAATCGATGTTTTGAAATAGGACACTCAATCCAGCCTTTCTCATTAAACTCCTCCCATAAACTATCAGTATATACTTGAACTTTCTTAAAAAATTCTAAGTCCTTATATTGATCGAAAACTCCTCCATATAATTGCTTAAATGTCAGTTCTTTTGCTTTCTTATAATCAACGCCATACATTTCCGCAAAGGCAGTATGAATATCTTCATCACCAAAATCATAACCCACCAACTTAGCCAACAAAGTAGGATGATAAGCACCAATATCAAACTCAGCAAAAATGTCATTACGGGGAATAAAACTTTCTCTACTTTTATTTTCTTTATTAAGTGCGGCATAATTTACTCCTTTGAATTTATTACTTGGTCTTCCTGTAAGGGTTTTAAAGTTGTATTGAGTGTAGATATATTCTCTATCGACATCGTGAAAATGCGATTTAAATTTTTCTCTATCAATTCGTATACCATTTCGTTCGATGGCGTTGAATACCATTGAAGATTTATTATTGTAGAATTCATTGATTGGTTCATTTATTTTATTTTTTAGGTTATTATATATTTCTTCACAATATTCATAGTGTTTGACTATAGGTACTATTTTATTTATGTCTTTTTTATTTGGGAATCTTTTATTAAAAATATGATGGGTTTGTGTTAATTCTGGTATATATGGAGGGTTTTGTTGGTTAATGTCGGAGATATCTTTTATTGGTAAATAGTGTAAAAATTCTTTTTTATCTCGTACATATATGTTATCAAATTTATGTAACATCGTGTTTATCTTCGTCATATTTACATTTAGAGTCTCGCTATGGTGTAATGGGACAATAAACCCTTTAGTTGATATAGACGGTCTAATATACAAGGCACAGATGCCATTTATTGCGGGATGTATTAAATAACTATTTGGGATTATTTCAATAAAAACATCCCCCCAATTAGCATTTGAAAACTGTTCAAATTGAATTTTACTTTCAACTAACCAAAACATAACTTTTTTGTTTTAATATATGAAAATTTTATTTAATATCCACCCCCAGTTGAAGAGTCTCCATTTCTTAATGAAGATGGGGTATAATTAGGATCAGTTGAAATATTTGTTGTAAATTCTATTCCTTGGGTTTTTCCGGTTTCAATAACCCCTTTTTGATTTAAAGTATCAACTTTTTTACCTATGTAAAATCTTTTATAAAATAATTTTCTATGACCTTGGGATATATGTTTTATTCCTTCCATAGGACCTTGCTTTTTATGAATGTGGTAAGGACCAACATAATCCACTCCTAATGGAGTGATTAATTCATCCCCTAATGTTTGTAAATTGCTTGATTCTTCATATTCATAATATTGGAGATAATTTTTTCCTAAGTAATTTTCTAATCCCTTTCTTTTTATATCTTTTTCTGCTATAAAAATAACCCCTTTATTATTATTAAATACCCTGTCTATATTTCCTTTAATATACCAATTTAAGGTAAATGGTATATAATCTTCCCAAACCCAAACACCGTTTTTTGTTTCTATATTATCATATGTTTCTTTATCAATCTCTATATATTCTAATTGGTTTATTTTAACAACAAAATATCTTGTATAAAACCCTTTTATATAATCTTCAGGGGTTGGGAAATTTGAAATTTTTTGAGGTTTACTTCTAATTAGATTATAATCTGTATCTGTTAATATTCCGTAAATTTCTACATCCTTAGTATTTTGAGTTTGATTTTCAAATACAAACCCATCATAATTATCGGCATATTCTACAGCATTTGAACCATCATTAACCGCATTGTCATCTTTTTCTTGTAATGACATAATTGGTTTTAGTTTTTGATAAATTTCCTCATTTGGAGGATTTTGGGGGGATTTACCTGTATAAGCTTTACCATTAGATAATGTATAATAAAATCCTATGTAAGAAGAATTATTCTTAACATAATACCATTTTGCTCCAGGAGTAAATTGGTTATCTTTTATTTGTGATTTAGGTATATAAGCCATAATTAATACGTATAATCTTCTCCAGTTAAATCTTCAATTTCTGCTATTTTATCTTGTACATCTCTATCATTATAAAAATCTGTGTATTGGGGTTTATCTCCACCTCCTAATGCTTTGATTTCTAACTGGAACATTGGATCCTTTCCTACTGACCATAATGATCCAATTAATTTTTGATTAGCTTCTACTGATTCTAAGTGTGATTTTGATGATTTACCTCCATATCTTGGTCCTGTTCCTCTAGGATTACCATATTTATCATCTTGATTTGTGTTAAATTTAAATCCTGGAGCCATACAACCTAATAACCAAGCAGATGAATTTCCTTGAGCTGCTGGTGCTTCATGAATTAATACATATTTTCTATTAGTTGTATTATATCCTTTTATTGGTCCTCCCTGTGCTAATACAGTTTTTCTATCACCTTCCCCAGGATTAGCTATAAGAAAACAATCCCCATGTTTAGGAGAAATTCTTGAAGCAATGTCATAATTTCCTGTTGGAATACAACTAAGATTATTTTTATTGTCTAACCAAGGTAATTCTACTGTAGGTAAAGCGTATAGAGTATTACCATTTTCGTCTAAGACTTCCATTAATCCTAAAGTTTGATAACCATTATCAACTAATCTAGTTAAAATTATTCTTGTAATTATATCTTTATTTTCATTAGTTGCTAAAGGTTCTTTTGCTGCTTCTTCTAATTTTTGTTGTTTATCAGAAGGTTTATTAACAATAGGTTTTTTCTTTCCTGAACTCACAGGGGCATCATGTCTAGGTACTGATAAAGTATCAATAACAGTTGTCCATCCTTGTTCATTAACCGAATGATTTACTCCTTTAACTATAATATCAACACTATTTTTTTCATATGATGGTGGTAATATATCATCAGATATTCTAAACTTTTCAAATAACTTTATTCCTGACATCCCTTCAAATTCTAAATTTAAATTAAAAGGTAGGAAGAATGGGGATGGAGTAACTCCCCCTTCTGTTAATGCCCCTTGTATTAATTTAATATAAGATGTATAATTCTCTGTAAGATCTTTACTTACGTCTTCCAAAAAGTTATAAGAATTTTTAGGTTGTCCTGTATCTTTTTTTGCTGGAGTATATATTGATGTAAATGGAGAAATTTTATCTCCTGATGAAAGGAAATATATTTTTTCATTTGCTAATTTCATTGCTTTTTGAGCACTACTTTGTTCCTCTTCTGGGTCTTCTTTACTTTCATAATCTACTTTTTCAGGTATAACTCTATCAATTAAACCTGCATTATAACTTGAAAATGAAGTTGCATTACCCTGAAGATTATTTCCTGAATGTTGTGCTCCAATTGCTAACATCGTAGCAAATTCTTTAGGTATTTCTGCATTTAATGATATATTTGTAACAAAAGATCCTTGATTTTGTTTTACTCCAAAAACATTCATTTTAGCATATGCACTTTCATTAGAACTGACTAAACCTGGTTTAGGTGTTTCATCATAAATTTTTATAACTCCTTTTCCCTCATCATGTACCACCATAAAGTTATTAATACTACCCATAGCTTCATTAATACCATCTAAAATAGTTTGTAGAAAAGATAAAACAGAAATACCCCCATCATCACTTTTTGTTGCTGTTGCTAAGGCTTCAGAGCAAAATCTTAAATTTATTAATATATTTCCCATTCTTCCTACAAATTTTTTAGATTTACCTTTTACTAAAAAACCTGATTTTTGTAGTTGGTTATTTAATTTTGTATCTGTTGGGATATCATCCATTGCCGCCATTAAATCCCCAAATAAAGCACTTTGCCTCAGATGTCGTTGTAATATGTTATCTGATACTGTATTCCCTATTTCTTCTGATCTCATCTTATTATAAGGAACAAGACATATTTTAGGGTTAGTAGAAAGGTTAGGGGGTACTATAAACATATAATTTTTATCACGTTTTAAATTTTGATATCTAAAATCAAATTTTATTAATGGTGTAGTTCCTCCATCTTTTTTTGCAAATAAATTACAATTTTCTTCAATAATTTTTAATAAAGCCCCAAATTTTATAAAAACGCTTTTATTAGTTTTACTTTCACCTGCAAGAGTTTGTTCTCCATTTAAAGTATTTCTTAATACAAAACCTCCTTCTTCAATTCCATTAACTGGAATCCATTTCCCACCTCTTTTTTCAGTAAATAGTGATATTATTCCATCAAAGGCTGTTGCAGTCTGATAAATGTTAAAAAATATTTTATTTAATCTAGTATCATTTTTATTTGCTAATAGAGGGTTATTATTAACATTTGCTTTTGCTATTTTTTGGATACTTTCTTTTTTACTTTTATATTCTTTTTTTAAGAATTTATCCATCGTGGATGGGATCCACATGGTAGTAGTACCTGTTATTTCTGAAAATTCAGCTGATTGTGATGTAGTCAACACTTCCCCTCCCTTCCAAATTTCATATAATTCATAAGTTAAATAATCTTTAACCCAATCATCAAGTGTAGTATTTATTCCTCCACTTGAATCTGATTCTTTGTCATTTTTATTTGGATCACTAACATTTAGTTTTAGAGATTCTATCATAGAGCCCATTCCTACTAAATGAACAGTGCATGTATAAGAACCATCCGATTCAAAATTCCACTTAAAATTTACTATCTTGCCATAAGTAGCTTCATAATTTCCACAATATTTTCTTCTTTCTTGATTTATTAAATTTAATAATTGGAATTGACTTTTGGTACCTGCAAAAGAGCCAGGATTTAAAATAAAATCTAAGGGTTTTGATTTAAATCCATCATATGATTGTAAAGCCCCAACTGCTAAATCATTATTATCTACTGTTCCATCTCTATTGGAATCTGCATTTGAATTTAAGAAAGTTGACCATCCAAATTCTAATAAAAGAGTATATCCTGGTCTTAAATATAAAACATCCAATAATTGAAATTGTTGTTTACTAAAACATTTTATTGTAATTTCTGATTTTGCTAAAGCTCCATTGTTTAAATAGGTTGTTGATGCATTTGTAATTCCAGGCATAGGTACAAATCCTCTTTCACCTATTCCACCCCAACCATAAGCCCCCGTAAATAATTCATTATTATAATTTAAACCTTTTTTTTGGTTTATACTTCCATCGCTATTTATCCCTAATGTTCCTCCTTGGAGTATGAAATTTTTAGCTAATTTATCACCTTCTATAAGCTCTCGTGGTATACCAGCTCTAACTAATTTATCTAAAACCGTATTACTATTAGCTCCCGTGTCTGATTCTAAATTAATTGTACTTGATAATCTTAACCATGGTGATTTTGTATTATAATATTTTAAATCTTCAGCAGATATATTAGAAAGTTGGCCTAAAGCTTTTTGTCTTGCTTCAATTTGACTTTTAACATAACCATCAAAAGGAGAACCAATAATATTACTCATAACTTTATCTATTTAATACATTATAACTATCAACTATAGGGGAAATATCTTGCGGTATTCTAATTTGAGAACCTATTGGTAGAAACATTGATGAAAAATCAATTATATCAGGATTAGATATAGATATTATCCACCATAAAGTAACATCACCATAAAATCTAAATGCTAAACTTTCAAATCTATCCCCCCATTCTGTGATTGCATATATATCACTTTCTCTTTTAGGAACTTGAGGATATTGAGATTTATTTATATATAAAGTTCCTCTACTCCTTATATTACTAGTAAGAGTATTAAATCTTTTTATTTCTGCATACCTATTCATCTGTTGTTTCTTCGTTTTTAGTTTTTGGAGAGGAGATATATCCTTGGTTGGTTATACTATTATCTCCTGTATATCCATTATCTGTATTTCCTGTGTTATTAGTTAAACTTATAAAATGTTGTTCTCCAACTGCAGTTAAGACACCATTTTCGTATGTTAATGTTTGTCGTGAAGGTAAGAAATCTTGTATGGGAGTAAAAGCTAAAGTAACATCTATTCTGTGGGGTAGTTCTTTAACTGAAGGATCTGTTTCTCCTTTTGTATCTATTCCAATTTCCCATGTAGTGTCATCTGGTATTGTATATGATAAAGATGATAAAACACCTGGTACTTCATGTAAGTAACCCCCTACAGTCATTCTTACCATATTACCTCTCATAAATCCTGCTGCATTATAATCAGGAGCTAAAGATGAAGCTAGGAAATTTAATTTGGTAAACATTGGTATTAATTCTGCTTTTGAAGCAGCAAAAACTGTAAAATTCATTCCTATATCTCTAGTAAATCCTCCATAATTTTTAAATGAATTTCCTCTACCCACATATTTTACGTCATTCCAGGTTGCTCCATAACTATCTGTAAATCCACTTATATATGCTCTAAAATGTACATATTGGGCATTTTTTCCTTCACTTGGTCCATTTTTAATAACAGCAATCCTAAATTTAACTAAATCATTAACTGGTAAATTAGTATCAACATTTGGGGATTCATATATTCTTAATGCTGTTATTTTATCTAAAGCTTCCATTTCATAAGCAGGAATACCATAATTAAATACATTTCTGGTTTTATTTATTCCATCAACAGCATATGTTATATGTTGTCCTGGATCCCCTAAATTTGTTCTTAATGCTTTATTTTGTTTTTGATAATCTGGGGCTTTATGGATAATTTTTGAGACAACTTCTTTTGCATTATCATCAAATGTTTTTGGATTTCGTTTAATAACATAATTACTAAAGCTTTTAGGATATAAAAATTGATCACTTCCTAATTCAACATTTACATATGTTCGAAATTGATCTCCATATAATAAAGGAGATATTCCATTAGGTTGTACTCCACTATATCTAGGAGAAGTTAATGATAAATTTTGATAATTTCTTATAGCATTAAATGTTGGACGCTCTTTAAATATATTAGTTTTACCAACCCCTAATATAGATCCAGGTCCTCCCCCATATGAATATAATACCGGAGTATCTCTATCTTCTTCTGTTGCTTCTGGATTTATATTAAATTTTGCTCCTAATAAATTATCAAAGGCTCCTTCAAAAAAATCATCCGATGTAGAAGCTCCTCTAGATACAAAAGTATTAAGATTCCATAATCTATTATCTCCTATTTCTTGATCATTTTGTACTACTATAGAATAAGGATTTAATGCTCCAGCTCCCCCTCTAGCATTTCTATTTACTCCTGCTGGTCCACCTAATGATCCTACAGGATTTAAACCATTTTTATTTAAATGAATTCCTGCCCAGCCTAAACCTGCATCAAGTAAAGTACCTATAGGTAAATAAGCACCTTGATTCATAGCTCCCCCAAAATAACCTGCTCCAAAAGAAGCTTGAGTTTTTACATTTGCTCTTGATAACAAGTTTTGTTTTAATGTAAAAAATAAACCTCTAGGAGATTTTATATCAACAAACATTTTAGCTAATCTACTTACATCTGTAATCGCTTTAACAGGTGCTAAAAATCCATCTCTTAATATAAAATCAGGACCTGATTGGAGAGGCATACCATCTCTTAAATATCCTGTTCCCCCTGGTATGTCTTTAACTATATAAGGTTGATTACTCGAACCCCCTGCAGGTCTATCCCCACCAAATCTTAAACTTTTTAGATTTGTCTTAAGATTAACTAAACGACCCCTAGATTCGGGTGTAAGAGTATTAGACATATAATATTATATTTTAGATAGATCCTCCGGCAGGTAAATTATCTTTGTATTTTGCAACACCATCTCCTGTTGCTAATTCTGTAGCTTCAGGTAGATTTCCATTACGTGGTCTTACAGATAATTTATCTGGATTTGAATCTAATGAATATTCTTTATGTAGTGTTGATTCTGCAAAATCAGGTGTTGATGGTGTTGCACCATTATCTAACGATAAAGGAGACCCATCTTTTTCTAATCTATTTACTAATGAATTTTCTGACATTTTATTATTATTTTTATTAATTATTATTTATTATAAATATTATCCCATATTAGAAGTTGCTAAAGCTAGTGATTTACCTACTTTATTTCCATCCATATACACATCACCTCCTGCTTCAACAACATTAATTAATCTGATAACATTATTGTTTAATTGTTTTAATAAAGAAGTAGATGTTTTTCCACCTCCTCCTGTAACTTGGTCAAGTTTACTTAATGGTATAACTGCTTCAGGTTCACCCCCTTCACCAATTAAGGCTGTTGTTGGTTTAGTAACAATTCCTCCTTCTTCTAATCCTACTAAACCTTTAATATATGTAGAAGGTTTTGGAATATCAACTCCTGGTATTTTGTTTAATAAATTAACTAATCCATCAAAAGGAGCAAGTAGAAAATTTATTATACCCATACCTACAGATTTTAAAGCATCCAACATTTGTGAAAAATCCAAATTAAATAATCCTTCCCAAAACTGTGCAACACCTTCAAACATAGATACCAAAGCTTGTATTGAAGGATCTAAAAATTCAACTATTAATTTAACTATTTCTCCAATAAGATTAAAAATTGGAGTTAAGATTTTAAATACTGGATCTAATAGAGCCATTATAGCATCTATAAGAGGCATTAAGGGAGTAATAAGTCCAACGAATAAATCTTGCATTTTTTCCATAGCAGCATTTAATTTATCTTGTGCTGTTGCTGATTCCATTTGAGCTAATACTCCATCCTCAGCTAATTGTGCTTTCATTTCTTCAGTTAAAGTACCATCTTCTAATGCTTGTTGATATTTTGCTTGAACCTCTGACATTGATTTAACATCATCTCCATATCTACTTTGTATAGAAGCTAATTTTTCTTGATTCATTAACATATCACCCATTTCATCCCTACTCATACCCATAGCAGCTGCAATAGCTTGTTGTTCCATTCTATTCATTTCTCCAAACTCAGCTGATGAAATTCCTTGTTTTGCTAATTCTGCTGCTACTGTAGCCATATCATTATTTAATGCGGCTGTTCTTGCTTTTTCTAAATTAAGTTGTTTACCTGTTATTAATTCAGCTTTCATTTCAGCTTCAATAGATGATTGAAAATCTAATAAACCATCTGCTATATCATTAACTTTACCTTGCTCAAGACCTAACATTTTAGCTTGGAATACTTGATTAGCCATTTCTTTAGTATTATTCTTAGAAGATAAAGCATTAGCATTTGATATTTTTCCTATTCCTTCTTGAATTTCTTTTAAACTTAAAGAAATACCATTTTGAGCATTTAATTCTAATGTTACTGCTGATACTTTTACAAGTTGTTCTTTAATAGAAGTACCAGCTATTTGAGCTTTAGAAGCAAATTTAGCCATTGCTTGTTCAGATAAACCTGTTCTTTCTTTTACAGATGCAAATTCAGCTGCAAATTTACCTGAGAATTCAACTCCTGTACCCATTATTTTATTTAATTCTATTTGGGCATTTTTTACATCATTCATACTTACTAATATATCACCACTAGCTTGTGCTGCTTGACGAGATCTATCCATTAATGCTGTCCCTTCTTTAGCAGATATACCAAAGTTTTTAGCCATTTCTCCTGAACCGGCATCAAGTGCTTTAAATGCTTTAACTAATTCCATTATAATAGCAACTGGACCAAGTGCTTTTGAAATTATAGGTCCTATGGATTTAAATCCTGCTTGCATAATCAATGAACCTTTTGAAAGACTACTCATCCCTTTTATTTTCTGAGATGCTGCAGCTCCGGATAATTTTCCTAACTGTTTTTCTAAGCCCATTTGCTTAATTTTTTCTTTAGTTAGGCCTTTACCTCCAGATAAAGCTGCTTCTTGTATGTTAGCTGCCATACCTCTTGCACCCTCTGCTGCTGCTTCGAAAGGTCCTGAAAATTTCTTTAAACCAGGTATTGCTTTAAAAACATCTGATAAAGCTCCAAATGATTTAACACCAAAAGAACTGCTAATTTCTTCGGAATTTTCTGCTACTCCTTCTAAATTATTTTTTAATTGTTGAGCTTCTGCAACTTGCATTGCTATTGAATCCGCAATAGCTTGATTTAATGGGCCTCCATCTTTAGCTATTTTATTTTGTTGTTGAACTAAAAGAAATATTTTTTTGTTTAATTGTTCTTGGATTCCTTTTATCTTAACATTAGTCTCTGTAAGGCCTAATTCCTCTGAAGATATTGAAAAAGCTTCTTGTGATAGTTTGGTTATTTGGTTTGTTAGATCTCTAATTGTCTTTTTTTCAGAAGCTTGAAACTTCATCTGTTTGACTTGATCTTGAATAACATTATTTATGTCTTGTTGATCAGATAATATATCCGAATCAATTCCTTTTCTTTTAGCTAAGATTCTGATTAACTGATCTTCTAAAGAAATTTCTTTTTCTATTTCCTTATTAAGATTTTTTTGATCGTCTAATTTCTTTTTTGAAGACATATACTATTTTATTATAAATATTGAAGGGTATCATTTCTTTGATGCCCTTGTAGTATAAGTAGGAGAAGATTTAGATCTTGTAGTTGGGGGTGAAAAAGCTTGTTTAGGGATCTTAGATTTATTAGGATTAGCTAAATCTATACTACTTCCTTTTTTTCCAATTTTACTTTTTTTAATAGCTGCTTCGTTAGCTTCTTTTTCTTGATTTCTAATTCCCGATATTTCTTGGTAAGTAAATCTACGTAGCCATATAGGCATATTATAAATTGTATGCCAATCATATCCCCCACCACCAAAGTATACTATACTATTAATGCTCTTAAATAAATCAACCCTATAGGTCTGCGTCAGGCCAAAAAAAGTTGACGGTCATTGGAAGGGAGACTTCCCTTTCAATGCCGCCGTTACTCTCATGGTTAAATTTCAAATCAATGTCTGGTTGGAATGCTTTAATATATTCTCTAAATGATCTTGAGTCCCTTGCTAACATATAAGTGTCAACAAATTTTCTAATTTCTGATTTGTCAGTATTACCATTTATTGCTAATATCATATGTTTTAAACGAGTTGACATTTCAGGACTAGCTTTCTTATCTATTTTTTGTAAACCTTTAACTTCAGCTTTAACTGCAATATCATCTTTAGTAGATAATAATTTAAATTGAATTAAAGTTTCAGAATGAGGTAAAGTATATTCAAATTTATTAGTATTTTTTTCTAATATTTCATCCTCATTTATTTCAACTGTATTTAATTCTTGTAGATTTACTGTAATTTCTTCATCTTTATACATAAAAGTATAATCAGCACCATAACCTAAAATTCTTGCTGCTATCATAATGGCATTTTTATCTCCTACAATTAAATCATCATAATTGACATCTTTACTAACAATTAATGCTTTTAATAGTCTATCAAGAACTGATCCGTCTTTAATATAGTTTTGGTTTGTTAAAATATCTTCTTCTTTAGCTGTCATATATTTCATTTCAACTTCTCCTGAAGATAATGGATTTGCTTTGGGGTAGATTAATCCTTTTGAAGGTAATTCCACCATTTCTGTTGGGAATTTGTATTCTTCCATAATTTTTATTAGTTAATAACTTGTATTTTGTTATACATATATAATATACAAAAAAGCTTGACGCATGCCAAGCTTAAATGTAAAATATGTAATTTTTATATTAGAAATTTAATACGCAATAATCCATTCCTATTGTCATTGAAATGCTCATTACTGTAGAATCATCATCCCAATTCATATCTCCAAATGATGCATCTTTAATAAATGCTCCTTTAATAATCCATTCAGAAACTACATCACCTACAGGACCTAATACATCAATAGTAAGATCTTTTTTATAAAAATCAGAATAACCATCTCTACCCGTCACTGATTCGTGATGTAATCTTGCCCATTCCATTACTGCTTGAGCTCCTGATGGGGTAATAGGATCAAATAATTCCATTGATAAATCATTCCATCTTAATTTACCTTTTACTTTTCTATAAGTGTTTATATGATTTAATACTATTTCATCCTGCGCGAACCCCATTCCACTAACTCCTTTAATTATATACGACGGTATACCGTCAACATACAGTATAAATCTGTTAGCTACCTTTGGTTCAAAAGCTGTGAAAAATATTTCGTTTGGGTCTAATACTGCCATTTTTGTTTTATTTTATTTTGTTATAAATATTATTACTTTATGCTTTTATGCTGGGAAAGTTGCTCCAGTTGGTAAAATGTTAAAGTCTAGGTAAATAAATTCTGCTGTTTTAGTTGGTTGTAAATAAACTGCACCAATTAGCTCATTTCTATCAATTACATCTGGTGTGTTGTTGGAATTATCCATTACAACTTTAAATGCATATAAACCTTGTCTTTGTTGAACTGATTCTAAGTATGGATTAACTTGACTTAAGAATGTATTTCTTGTAGCTGCTGTATTTTGTTCAAATACTAATGTATCAGCGATTTGTGAAATATAATTTTTAAGAGTAATTAATAATCTTCTAACATTTACTCTATCTAAAGCACTTGCTTTAGTTTGTAATGTTTTCTGTCCAAATACTACTATTCCTTGTCCTGGGAATGTTGCTATTGGATTTACTTTTCCAGTATATAAAGTATCTCTATTAGTATTAGTTAATTTTCTTTCTGCTTGATTAACTGCTCCTAATCCCCCTCTATTGATACCTGCAGGTGCAAACCAAGGCTCTCCTGCTCTATCATTATAAGCATAAACTCCTGGTATCATTGTTGAAGCTGGAACCCAAACTAATTCTCTTGAATCTGGGTCAATTATTTGTAACCAAGGCCAATATGTAGCTACATATGAAGAATCAACTGTAGCTGCTTGACTAGTTACTTGAGTTATTGTAGAATTATAATTAACTAAATCACCTACAAATATTGCATCTCCTCTTGTTTCACAATTTGATTGAATTGTTGTCCAACCAGCTCCTGAAGTACTATTTGCTAATATTAATCCAGGTGATGTAATTACATTATATCTAAATTCATCTCTATTAGCTAATAAATTAATTGCTGTAGTGTAATCGGTTCCTACTAAACCTTGAGAATCTGCATTTCTTATTGCTTGATAGAATCTTGAAGGAGCTCCACTTCCTGTTATATCACCTACTGCTGCGCCAAATGATCCTGATTGAGCTGCAGGTATTGATCCTGTATAGATATCTTTAGGACTTCCGGCATTATCAAAGTAATTTGGAGTTTGAGCCTCAACGGCTGATACTCTTATAAATCTTGAAGCATTAGGATAAGATCCAGATGATTGTAAATAAACACCAGTTCCTGATCCTCTTACTGTTTGTACTTGATCACCAATTACTTTTGATATATAATTAGTAGCTAAGGGATCTAATGATAAATTTGGGTAAGTTTCAATTACTTGTTTTGAAGTTTGAGTATCATTACCTTGTCTAAGCAATAAAGAAAATACACCTGATGAGGTATTAGGAGATGTTATTTCCCATCTAAAATTATCAGATGAACCACTTGCTAGTGTTCCGTTTGAACCATTAGGACCAACACTATTCATTATATTACCTTCAGCTAATGTAGCTAATGTAAAAGGAGAAATATTAGCTGCAACAGTAGTTCCTACTGATCCCGTGTTAATTAATGATGATGTAGCTTGTGAAAATGCTCCAGGTGTAACTCTAGTTACCAATAATGTACTACCCCCATTTTGGAAGTAATTATATGCTGAAATTGATGTAAAGAATGTATATTGATTAGATCCACTTAAAAAGGTACTACCAAAGGCAGCTTCATATTCTGAGTAACTAGTTACTAGTTTGGGAATATTTTGTTGACCTTTTACAGTTGGTCCAATAATTGCGGCTCCTGCTTGTATAGGACCTGCTGTTATTTGTGATTGGTCGTTTTCTCTTGCTAAAACACCCGGTGATATTAATACTTCTGCCATTTTATATTATTTTATTTTGTTATAAATATTATGTTTTTTTTAAAAAACTATGGAAGAGGAGTGAATTCTCCTGTTTCTAAAGAAATATTTCCCTTACCATATTTTTCTTCTAATTCTTTTGCTATTTTGATTTCTTCTAATTGAATCTTATTTAATTCTTCACCAAGTTCTTTTTTTCTTGTGTTCAAATTCATTATTCCTATTTCTACTTCTCCAATTTGTCCCACTAAAATTTGAAAATCTTCTTTAATTTTTTTTACGTTTTTTATTTCTTCTTTTGATAAAACTTTACTTTTTGACATTACTTTTATTTTTTAATTATTTTTTGATTTGCTATCATTTATACATATCAACATTTTATTTGAAAATGCTATTGATTGGTTGGAGTTGTTGGGGGTACTCTATTTGTATTTATTCTATTATTAGGTACTCGAGTCGAGGGAGGATCAACAAAATCGGTATAATCTCCATGTTGTATTTTAGTTTGGTCTGGTTGTGGTTTATTAATATCATTTATATTACTTACTACTTCTGGGTTGAATGTTAATCTTGCTTTACTATGATATTTTTTAACAGAAGCTAGATCTTTTTGAAGAATATTCGGTACTATATACCCATACATCTTTATACTAAATGTGCTTTTTACTACTCTTTCTTGATCTTTAGGAACTTCAACATTAGTAGCAATAGAATCTATAGTAGCTCTAAATTGATATCTTTCGGGATTACCCCAATAAGAATCAGATGCATAATTAATAGCTTCAATTATACCATTCATTTGTTCAACATAATAGGTTGAGATTATACAATCATAATTTAGAGTAACATAATCAGGAACAACTACAGCATACATTTCTTTTGTTGGTCTTCTATTATTTAAAATATTAAATTTATCATATACATTATCCGCACTATATGTTTTTTGGTATACTCTGTAATTATTGGGAAAATTAGCATCTAATTTATTAGTTACATTTCTATTTTTTTCAATATTTGTTCGTTTAAAAGTAATTAGGGGCATCATTATTCTCCCCTTTCTATCTCTAAAATATCCGTCTTTTTGAATTTGATTCCATCTTTCAGAATTAGCATATATTACTGGGACTTCTACTCTTTTTCCATTTTGGACTACAGTAGGTTTAATTACATTATTAAAATAATAAAGTATAGTTTCATCAATATCATATAAACCAACAGTAAAGGGTTTAACAGTATCATCTTTAAATGAAATTTGATTACTTCTATCAGTAATTTGATAAGCAGCATCATTAGGATTACCTGATTCTTTAGAATAAGGAGTATGCATTCCTTTACTCATCTCCTTTTGAGATTTTGGTACTACTTTTCTTCCTCTATTGGACATGTTTTATACTTGTTATTAGTCGTTCTTGTGAAATCCCTACTTTGTCTGCAGGTACATAATGTGTTCTTGCTATTATTGATACATCATATCCAAAATTAGATAAATCAGTATTTCCTAAAGGGTTATTACCATTATCATCTAAGTTAGGGTAATCTGGATCTTTACCTACAAATAATTGATTGTTAATTATATCATCTATTTCATAATATCCATTTTCATACCACATAATATCACCAACTTGGGGAACTACCTCAGCATCAACTAAATCATCTCTTAAAAATTTAAATGTACGACCTGATGTGAAATCAATACCTATATCAGATTCAGGGAAATTTTCATCTTGTCTTTCAATCAAGGCATTAAATAATACTGGAGCTTCATAATATTTTTCTTCAGCTGCTTCACCATAGATATTCACATTAGTTTCTTCTAATCTAAATTTATATATAGCACATTCTTGTACTATAATATCTCCCATTAGTTCTCTACTAATGCCTCTAAACATACTTATATCTCTTGCTCCTCCAAATAATGCCATATTATCCTATATAAATTGGGTAAGGTACTGCTGATTCAATTTTTATTAATGATTCTGCTTCTGATGCTTTTCTTTCTAATAATTTATCTCTTGATGTTTCATCAAAATATTCTCTTAATCTTGTAATTAATGCTGCTTTTTCTTCAGTTGCAGCTGATAGTAAATCTTGTTGGTTTAATGTGGCTTCGGCTCCGGGGATTGGTACTTGTGTATATTTACCCCTAATATATCCTAATATTTCTTTACATAAAGATAAAGTATAATCAAATATCCAACTTCTACCTATAGAATTAATTTGATTATAGTTAGGATTAGAATAGTTAACATTTGAAACATTTGTTACATTAAATGATCCTGAGGGTAATGTTGAAATTGGGTTATTTCTTTCAGACATTTTAATATATTGAATATTTATTTTTCCATCTCTTTGAGGAATTGGAAATATTCTCAAGTTGTTATTTATTAGTTCAAAAGAAAATTGTGATCTTCTAATTTGATCATTCATTTCTATAGCTTGTATTTTCTGCATATCAAAACTAAGAGGCATCATTAATTCTGCACTACCTATACCAGGTGAGAAACCCCCCCAACCAAAGCTATCCATCATATTCATCATACCTACTCCCGTTCCGGCATAAGGATCGAAGAATTTTGTAATTGCAGGTACTGATTCATAAAATACTCTTTTTACTTCTATAGAATCATTATTCCCTAATCCTAAGGATTGTGAAGCCCATACTTTTAAATCATAATCTTGAGTACCTGTAGAAGATGAAATTGAACCATTATACCAAGTTACTGTTCCTCCTGTGCCTGCTTCTTCACCATACTGTTCTGTATAACGTACAACGCTAGCAAAATTTGGAGTTATTAATTCATGATTTAAATTAGATGCAGTAGGTGATCCTTCTATTGATAAATAATTTTCTCGTACTTTATAAGCATATAATTCATTACCATATGTAGTAATTGCTTCTTCAAATGCTGTGTAGAAATTTAAATCTTGTAATTCTACATCCATTATTGGATAACCTAATCTTCGAGAGCAATAAGTAACTACTCTATCAGCATCGGTTTGGAAATCAATTTGGTTATCGTAGAAACCAAAAGGTGTGTCTCCAGGGAAGAAAGATGATGAACCAGGATAAATAGGGATTATAGCCATAATTTAATTTTATTATAAATATGGAAGAAAAATGTTTAATCGATAACAATCTTAGGTACAAAATATTCTTTAGTCCTAAAATATTTATGTTTCATATTTTTTACAGGAGGATTTACTTTTATTTTTGTTACTGTTAAAGTACCCCATTTAAGATTATATCTTAATGTTTTTTCAATATCTGTATTGTAAAAAGTAACTATTCCTTTAGGTTTTAATGAAGTTTTTACATTATTGAGAAAATAGGGCCAGTTTTTTTCATTCCATGTATCATGCATAATACCATCATATTTTTTATCTTTTGGTATACTATCAAACCAATCACCTTTTATAGGTATTACGTTAGGTTTACCTTTAGCCCATTCTTGTAAACGTTCAAAGACTTCATCATGTATTTCAATTATAGTGTGGGATTTAATATCAGCTTCCTGTATGAAATCCGCACATATATTCATACCAAAACCTATTTCTAATATATCACCCCCATTTTCAGTAACTATTTTAGCATGTTCCCCCATTAATGAAGTTTCCCAATCCATCATTATTTCTCTGCCATCTTCATCTAAAATTTTATCTTCTAAAAAAGTATACATTTATTAAGGATTTACCCGATAGTATTAACAATCAACTATACTTAAAATTATTCCATTATAACCAACTTGTACTGCAGCCCAAGTTGTTCTACCTGTTGCATACAAATACCAAAGTTCTTCTCCATTCCATGGATTATCATATGACGCATCACTTTCTAAAAATAAAACACCACCATCAACAATTGCAGTTGAAGGACTATATATGGTAAAACTAATAGTAGGTTCTGC